CGAGCCCCACTCCTGTGCGCTCATTACCACATAGCAGGTTGCGCCGGGTTCGATGACCGATTTCATTGCCTTGAAAGCGTTAGCGAGGAAATTATAAAAATCCTCCGTGGACATTTTGTCGTTCATGATACTGCGCTGTTTCCAATTCGGATGCGCCGCGCCGCCGTAATCAACATTCCAAGGCGGATCGTTGAAGGTCATTTTCGCCCGTTTGCCGTCCATAAGCGTCGCAACCGCGCCTAAATCGGTGCTGTCCCCGCACATGAGCCGGTGTCTGCCGATTTCCCAAATGTCGCCCGGTTGCGTGGCAGGCTCGGTGATTTTTTCGGCTTCGGCTTCAGCATCGAAATCGTCCTCCTTGTACTCGCCGGACTCGCGCCGCACTTCCTGATAGAGTTTATCAAGCTCCGGCACATCGAAGCCCAGAATCGGCAGTTCCATTCCGGCGGCTTCGATTTCCGTGATGACCTCGTACAGCTTCGGGCGATCCCACTCGCCCTGAACACGGTTGAGCGCGACATTGAGCATTTTCTCTCGAACATCGTCCATATCGACAACGACACAGTCGATTTCGGTGTAACCGAGCTGCAGCAGCACCTTGAAACGCTGGTGACCGCCCACGATATTCCCCGTGCGCCTGTTCCAGATAATCGGCTCGACATAGCCGAATTCGTCCACCGAACGCATCAGCTTTTCATATTCGGGGTCGCCCGGCTGCAGGTCTTTTCTCGGGTTATATTTCGCCGGATTCAGTTTGTCGGCGCTGATTTTCTGTATTTCCATGTCACGCATTGCCCTTACTCTCCTTCGGTGGTTTGCGGATTCTGCCGCCGAACATCGTTTTCATCATGTCATGCTCCGGGTTATCCACGATTCGTTCACTGTTGCGGGAAATGATATCCCAAATCACCGTCCAGATTGACAGCACCGTTTTCTCCTGTTTCATCACCAGTTCCTGATATTGTGATATCTCAACATCGCCGCTTTCGGTTTTTCCGACGATCGGGTAAAATTTGGACTCATATTGCGTCTGGAGCAGGTTGTATTTTGCGATTGCGTACTCGGTAAGAAGGTCTCGCGGGATAAGATACAGGCAGCCGGAAGGTTCCATGTATCGGATTGCTTCGCGGTAAACCTCAGAGGGCTTCTGGGTCGGATGGTCTTTGACACGGATCATATCGTCAAGATACCCCGGTGGCTCCGACGGATCGTAGGTATCGTCAAAAAAATCAACCTTTGTCAGCTTGCGGTGACCGGGATTGCCAGCCGCAATTTTCTCCGCCAGCGGTTTTGGTTTACGCCCGGAACCCTTGCGCTTGCCTCCGCGCGGCATAGCAAACCCCTCCTGTTTGAAAAGTGTGTATTCTAAGCATATGCGCTGACTTTTCAAAAGTTTACTGCAAGTTTTGTTATTTCGTCGAACCCTGTCCTCTTTCGTCGCTTGTCCTCGCCGCGCCGGGGAACCTCACCGTGCCGTGCGGATTCCCGCACCCTGTGCCCGCGCCGCGCCGCCCTGCGCCTCCTGTTCCAAACAGGGAGCGTTTTACGCTCCGCTCGATGTAAAATCTTTGATAAAATCTGAGTGTATGAAAAACAGCCCCTAAAACGACGGACGGAAAAAGAGAAAAGCCCGCAAACACAGGGTTTGCAGGGCTTTTTGAAAACTTTGAAAGCGCGAAAGTTAAGAGCGAGAGCCTACGCCGATCAGAAAGCGAAGGCGCGTAGAGATTGACTACCCCTTCCCCCGGTCGTGGATTTTGTTGTGACAGGAGTTGCAGAGCGACATCAGGTTGGACTCTTCGTGACCGCCGCCGAGTTCGGTGGGAACCTTGTGATGAACGAGGTCAGCCGGAACCAAGCGACCGGCAGCTTGGCACCTCTCGCAGAGCGGATGCTTCGAGAGATACTGGTCACGGATCTGCTGCCAGCGGTAACCGTAAACCTTGGAGTGATCGGGACGGCGGACGGTAGAGTTGTATTCTCGTCCGGCGATGGTTTTATGTTTAGGGCAGTATCTGCCCTCGCGGATAAGTTCGGGACAGCCGGGATAAGCGCAGGGCTTCAAGGGTTTTTGAGGCATGAGAAAGCTCCTTTCGGCGTGATTGGTGTAGCGGCTGTAGCGGATTGCAGCAGGTTCCTATAATATATATTCTTTTTTTGTCTTTGCTGTACCCGGCAAATATTTCTATTGAGAGGGTTATTTTTACCCGCTGCACCCGCTACAGCCTTGATATTGCTGGATAAAAGCCGCAGCGGAGCCGCTAACAAGTCGCTACAAATCCGCTACAAAAACAGTCTAAAAAAATACCGGGCGGTTCGAATCGCGGCGGCGTGTCGCGGAAAAATCATTTCAGTTTAATGCCTTTCCAGGTTCTACGGACGGAGTCAGCTTTCTTTTCGTTCTTGGCTCTCTTCTGACCGCGAACGATGCCTTTGACGCCGTCAAGCTCGGAGTTGAATTTGGTAAGACCGAATGGCTCGTTGTACCCACTGGAATCGCAGTATTCTTTGTAGGCGTTGTAGATGTCTTCCCGGAAACACTCGGCATCGGGATGCACAACGCAGCAGTCCTGCACGAACGCCAGCACAGAGCTGTTCTGTGCTTTGTATTCCTCAAGGGCTTCTGCGGTTCGCTCGGTCTGGGTAAACTTCCACTTGTTCGCCATCAGGCGTTTGAGCCCTTCCAAAGCCCACATCAGGATGCCGTCCTGCTCGGTCAGCAGCTTTTCTTTTAGGTCACCGTCTTTTTTCTCCTCCGCAATGACACGGTCAAAGGTTACGATAATCAGGCGACGGTAGAAACCGTTGGAATTGTCGTTATAGTTCGGCGGCAGGTGCTGGCATGAAAACAGCAGACGGGCGCTCGTTTTGAAAGAGAACATCTCGTGATATTTTTGCTGCGCGGATATATTGTCCTCGCCCGTAATCGCCTTAAAAGTGCCTGTGTTCCTCAGTTTGTCGTTCGGCAGGTCGGCAAAGACATTCGCCAGCTTGCCATACAGCAGAACCGTGCCGAATTTATCCGACAACTCGTTCCATGTCAGACTGGAGCAGTTTTCCACGCCGCGCAGGAGAATATCCTGCACCGCATACAGAAGCGTCGATTTGCCGTTGTCACCGCCGCCGAGCATGACGAAGCACTTCTGCGCCTTTGTGATCGGCACAAGGAAGTATCCCATTATTTCCTGTATCAGTGGAATTTCGGTTTCCGGCAGGACTTCAGACAGATATTTCAGAAACAGCGGGC